AGATTATGACTTTATTAAAAATTACCATCAGCCAAATATTTAAATTTATTACTAAAGATAAATTTTATCCAAATCATAATATTAATACTAAAAATTGGGATTGGCAATACGATAAAAACGGAAACGTTAAATATAATCACTTAAAGACTTTATTTAATCACTTATTACAAGGAGCGTAATGCTCCTTTAACCCTAAAAACAAAACAATATGAATAAGTATAAAATAGTAGCCAGCTTTAAAGGTGGAAAGTTTAAACAAGTTGCATTAGCTAATACCAAAGAAGATGCTATTCTTAAAATGGAAGCAATGAGAAAAGAATATGGTCAAGATTGGCGAGTGATATATTATAACATAGAAGATTAACCCTTAACATTTAGAAATTATGAGCAGATTATTTAACGATTTTATTGAGAAAGTATTTACCGGCAACCCACACGCATATGATAGTGAATTAGCTATGCAAGTTGATGCAGAACACGAAGAATGGAGTGCAGAACGTCAGAAATGGATTGATGGAAAGATAACACTATTTAATGGTGGTACAGTTGAACAATGGGTAGCACTCGGCAGACCAAAGAACAAAAACTTAAAAATATAAAAGATGGCAAATTTAGACCACATATTTGGTGATATAGAAGAACAACTATTAAAACTAACGATTAGAGAAATGATTACACTTAAATTAAACAAAAACCAGTACGTTGAAAATTGTTCAACTGAAAAAGCCTATGCAATTAGATTTAGTAAATATGATAGTTCTATGGTATTTATATCTAAAGAGCATTGTTTATTTACTGAGATAACAAAAAAAAGAGATGGTGTATACTGGAATACAGAATACAAAGTAGAATTCCCATTATGGCTTTATGATAAGTTCACAGAACAACAGAAAGATTCTATTAAAATGATAGTAAAAGAAAACAGAGATGAAGAAAGAGAACAAGAATTGGACAGAAACTAGAGAGCAATTTATTTCAAGAATGTTTTGCCTTATTGCTGAACTACACAATTCTGATAAAGGCAACCCACTTGATTATATGAAGCTGGTAGAATTTCATCTTAAAAGTAGGGAATCAATCTTGAAATCATTATGGCTCAATGAACTTAAAATGTACATCTATGAAAATGTAGATGGTAACAAACAAAAACTTTTAAACCAAACATTAGATATATATGAAAATCAAAAAAAGTAAAGACCGGGTAAGGTTATTATTAGTTAAACAACCTAAACTAAGAGATGATGACAATAAGTTGTTGGCAACTGCTTGGTTTGAAGAACTAAAAGAAAAAGGTTACAATCCTACAACAATGACTGCATTTGATTTACTAAAGCACATATCATTAGGTAACCTAAGTAATTCAGAAAGCATCAGAAGATGCAGAGCAAGATTGCAAGAAATAGACGCCAGTTTAAGAGGTAATATTTATAAGCAAAGACACAAGGAAACAAAACAAGTTAAAGATGATTTACAAAGCTTTAACATATAAATTTTATTAACTATATTTGATAAACTAAACAAACAGAAATTATGGAAGTAAAAAAGTCAAAAGTAATTAGCATACAACCAAATGGAACTTGGGAAGGTAGCTATGGAACAATGTACAAGTTTGAAATTCTATTTCAAGATGGTTCAGTTGGAGAATATTCTTCTAAATCTAAAGACCAAAACAAATTTGAGGTAGGTGCAGAAACAGAGTTTGAATATCACGGAGGTAAATTCCCAAAGATTAAACCGGTGTATGCACAACCTAAAGTACAAGGTTCAAGTCCAGCACAATCATTTGGTAATTCAGATGATGTTCAAGTTAAAATTGTTAGACAATCAATGCTTAAAGCAAGTGTAGATTTTCACGCAATCAATCCGGAATTAAAGCCATCAGAAGTAGATGTTTTAAAAACTGCTGAAAGGTTTGTTCAGTTTGTTAATGGTAACAAAGAAGTTCAGTTTAGTAATGAATGGAAAGATGTTCCATTAGAAGTGAAAAACGAAGCTACTAAAAAAGATGATTTACCATTTTAAATAATAATAATGGAGAAGAAGCGTTCTAAGAGCGTTTCTTTTCTTTTTAACACATATACACTATGATAACATTTAAAGCAGTTACACCACAAGAAAAGTGGATAAAAAGCGTATTTAATAGCAAAGCCCAGCTTATGAGGGAATCCGGTTTGTCAAGACCAACAATTGATAAGATGTGTATTGATATATGGTTATTCTACAAATACGTTCCTTTGTTTTCTCAAATATCGAATCAAAGTAAAGAAGCTATTATTCGCAAAGTATCTAATTAATGGAGTATTCATTTAACACAGAACACGCAATTAGGTACGGAGTATCAGAAGCTATTGTAATAAGAAACTTATTGTATTGGATTTCTAAGAATAAAGCTAATAATAAAAATGAGTTTGATGGTTTAACTTATACATACAATTCAGTTAAGGCATTTAATACCTTATTTCCTTTTTGGTCAGATAGGCAAATAGGCAGGATACTAAAAAGTCTTGAAGAACAGAATGTAATAAAGGTAGGAAATTTTAATAAAGCTAAATACGATAGAACAAAATGGTATGCATTTGTTGACTATGACTCAATATACCGAATGGTAAAATGCAATAAACCAAAAGGTAAAATGGATATACCGAAAAAGGAAATTGCAATTACCGAAAAGGTTAAACCTATACCAAATACTAAAACTACAAATGTAAATACAAATAAAAACCCATATTATACTGAGTTGTTATTTGTCTATGACAAATTCTGCAAAGAAACTTTTGATGCACCGGCAAAAATTAATGGTGCAGAGGGAAAAGCTTTAAAACAGATTATATCATATTTAAAAGGATTGTGTAAGGCAAAGGGCGATGATTCATTAGAAGCCGTAAAAAACGCATTTAGATACATATTAAGCAACTGGTCAAACTTAGAACCATTTTTGCAGAAGCAAATTAAACTAACGCAGATAAATTCAAATTTAGCTAACATTATAAACCAACTAAAAAATGGAACAGAAAAACCAACCGGCAATAATTTCGCAGAAGAAATACTTGCAAAATATAAGTAACCCAATTAGTAAGGGTTTTAAATTAGATGTTTTAAAAATGAATATGGATAAACTGGTTTTATTCACATTAGAAGCTAAACCACCATCATTGTATAGTCAATTTAAGCACGAAGAAGAACGAACTATTGATTTAATATCATTAATGATTATAGAATTTCAAGACTTCTATAATTGCAAGGGTAAGATGAATAAGGCTCAGATTGTAGAAACATCATATTTAATTTGTCAGCAATTTAGGCACTTTAATTTCTATGATATAGGATTGTGTTTTAAAGATGCTAAAATGAACCATAAAGTGTATGACAGAATTGATGGTGGTATGATTATGGAATGGCTTACACTACACGATATTAATAGAACCGGTTTAGTAGTTTCAGAAAGAGAAAAGCAGAAAGCCCAGCAGAATGCAGAATGGTCAGCACTTGGAGAGCGTAGTTCAGTAAAAAGTATAAAAGAATATTTAAAAAATGGAAGTAGAAGAACGTAGAGAATGGCATAAAAACCATAGAGAAGATGAATACACTAAAAAACAAAAGCACATTGATTATTGCAAGAAAAACAAGTTAGTGTATAAAAACAATTTTGAACTGGTAATGGGAGAATGTTTTAAAGAACATTATTATAAAAAATCTGATGTACTTAAAATGCCACGGCACAATGGTGGTCATCTTAATGGAAATAAAATAATATGAAAAAGCACACAAAAATATATATGAAACATTTTGACTATATTGCAGATGATTTCATACCTTGCGAAGTGTGTGATTCTAAGGCAGTTGATATACACCATATTGTAGCAAGAGGTATGGGTGGTTCTGATAAGGATAACATAAATAACTTGATGGCAGTTTGTAGGAAATGCCACATAAAATATGGCGATAAGAAAAAACACTTGGAGTGGTTACAAGAAATCCACAAAAAGAAAATCGAAGAACAAGCAACCGGAATATGAATTGCAGAAAGCAGTTTGTAGGTATTTAGATGTTAAATACAAAGATGTTTTTTATAATGGTTCAGCTGGTGGTATGCGAACTTTCTTATCAGTAGCTAAAAGAATGAAAGCAACCGGTTACAAAAGTGGCTTTCCGGATTTATTCTTATATGAAGCAAGACAAGGTTATAACGGATTAGCAATTGAATTGAAAGTAAAAGGTAATTATGCCAGCCCAAAGCAAAAAGAAGTGTTACAATTACTTAACGACAAAGGTTATCTTGCCAAAGTTTGTACAGACATCGACCAAACTATTGAAACAATAGATGCATACCTAAAATGAAACAATACTCAGTCATAGAAGTATTATACAAAGACTATAACAAGTTCTATGCATTCGCCTTATCTCTATTGAAAAACAAACACCTTGCAGAAGATGTTGTACAAGATGTGTTTCTGCAATTA